TATCTACCTCTTCTTTTGCTGGCTCTTCTTTTGGTTGTGTATTAGTTGGCTCAGTGTTGCCTGTCATGTAACTTGCAGGACGCTCAGAAGGCTGTACATAGGTCATTGCACGTGCAGAATCGCTTAGTCCCTTGGTTGTTGGGTCAACGGTTACGCCAATAGCACCCAAGACAGCGACAACCACAGTTCCAATGAGATAAGGGTTGCCAATAAACTTTACGAACACATCAGCAAGGCTGCCCCAGGTCGTCAAGTCAGAGTATGCCAGTCCTAAGTATGCCAGGATAGGACTCATGACGATTCCGAACATTCCCAGCCACCATGCAGGGTTATGAAGACGTACTTTCCAGTTAATCATTTGTTGCTCCTTTACTTCTCAAGCTTTGTAATGCGTGAGTCTAGGTTTTTTACGTCCGTTTTGACCTCGGCGAGGTCTGTTGCTGCTTTTTTTGACACTTCGTCCGCCCTTCGAGCAACAATTCCAACCACAGAAAGCTCAGCAGTATGCTGTGTGAGTGTGGCAGTCAAGTCCGAGAGGGATTGCTGATACTTGCCAAGCTGCTCATTCATGACTTGCTGGCGTGTCTCTAAGCGGGTGAGGGTGTTGGTAATAGTGCTCTTCCAGGCATCTTCTTTTTCTTTGTCTTCTCGACTAGCACGCTGCCAGTTCGAGATAGCAACAAGACCACCCAAGAACGCACCCACAATGGAGATGAAGAAGGAAACCATTTCAGCCGTAATATTCATGGCCTCACCTCCTAGTGACTTACCGTAAATGTGAGGGATCCATAACGCCATGCGTTAGAGACTTTTCCGCCTTGGTCTTGAAGGTAAATATTGCCGTCAGGTCTCGCTGAGATAGCAGTAATAACGTCAGCGTGTCCAGGGCAAATACCTGAGTCATAGACGATTGACTCATTGCCGTCTGTGGCTGAGCCGTACTTCTCGTGATCTACCAGAGGAGGTCTTGAGTTTTCTGGAAGCGTAAATGGGCAACGGACAGCGTCGTAAGAAACATTGTTAGCCAACCAACCTCGAACCTTGATAGTTACAGAATCGCCTGTGCGGTAAATGTGCCAGAAGTTGTTGTAGCTGCCTTGTGGTTGCAAGTAGACAACGTTAAAGTCTGTCTCGGACTGTGACTTGCTGTCTCCTAGAACCTTAATTGTTGGCAGCAAGGACACGGGCTCACCGACAGTAATGCCATTGATTGGCAAGCGATACAGTGGCATGCAAGCTGTAGTAGATCCTGAGAGAATGTCACCCTTAACGTAGGTTGGGTCTACCGGATTGCCTTGATTAGTCGGTGTGCCCTGGATAACCTCGCAAGTAAACTTCTCTACACCGCCAACCTGCTTAGAGTACTTAAGCACGACTAAGTCATTGCGCTTATAACCTGCACGACCGTTGGCAACATTAAGCTCAAAAGGCTCTTCATTAGTCACCATACGAGCGTCAAAAAGCACGTCACCTGTGTCAATACGAACCCTGTTAGCAGTCTGCATAGCAGCCTTGATTTGATTTTGTGTCTGCAAGATGCCACGCACAGAGCCGGCTACACCAGCAATCAACCTACCAATCTGTGGGGCTGTAATGTGGTCCTTACCCTGGAATGAAATAACGCCATCAAAAGCCATTTAACCCTCCTTTACCATGAATTGTGCGAACTCTTCATCACGCTTGCGTGCGAGCTCACGATACTTTGCAGCACAGTCAGGGCAGAGAAGATAGCTCTGCTGCACACCGTCTGCTGATACTCTGCTTATGCTCTTCCACTGCGAAGTTGCAAAGTCACTTTCAAGTAGAAAGGCTTCTTTCTTGCATCTATCGCATTGAAAGCGTGCAAAGCCACTTGTTTTTGCCATTTAAGCTGTCCTTTCCCATTTGAAGCAGCCAAGAGAAGGTAGTTGTTGCCATCTACCTCCGTAGTTTGTTGCAGGGTTAACAAATGAAGTTGTCTCAATGACAGAGCCAACGGGAAAAGATGGCGTAGTTGCACCGTCTTGAGTTGCTCCCTGGACGTTAATAGTCACGTCACTAGATCCGTCAAATGTTGCTGTACCACTTACAGAACCAACCAACTTGATGGTGCGTGGCTGTGAGAGCTTCTTAGCAGCGTTAGCATCACCGCCGGGAGTAGATGCGCCAGCGTATGAGTGCGTGTGGCTCGCAGGAGCTGCACCAACTTCTTGCGCTGTGTATGTTGGCTTTGCAGGAAGCTTTACGGTATGCGTCTGAGCGTCTGTGACGTGTCCTAAAGAGTCAACATTGACTGTTGCGCCTAATTGGACTGTGCTACCCCAAGAAGCGTCTATATCGCTCTCAGAGCCGTATGTGCCAGCGGTCACACTAGAAGGCTCATGAGTAAGAGCGACTGTGCCACCTGTGCGCTGAGCCTTGAGAGGTGTTGTTGCGGTAACTTCTGCCACCTTGGAGTCAACCTGTAGTGTTGCTCTACCAATCTCACTGGCTGAGTCCGTTGCTACTTTGCGTGCTTCGTTGACCTTGTTCTCAAGGCTCTTGAAGTCTGCTCTTGATACTTCTGCAGAGATGGTGCGTCCAGCGATGGAGATACCAGTACCGGCTGTGTATGAGCTTGATACTGCGCCTGAGCCTGTAGAAGAACCACGCTCAGCGGTGCCAGATGAAGAAGTGTTACTGGCTGTACCGCCAACCTTGTAGCTAATGCTTACTTGGGTATCAGTGACAATGATGACCTTAGTACCAACTATTGCTGTAACATGCAAGCCAGTCACAGGATCTATGCCAGGAACAATGTCTCCAATGCCAAATTCCTCATCATCATCAAGTGTGACGTTAATTGAGTCAGCAGCTTGATACTCTTTGAGCTTCTTAGGACCGTCTTTTTCAAGTTCTTCACGACTTGCATTGGTGTAGTTGTAGGTTGTGGTGCGCTCGTCAATGCCAAAGAGTGTTTGTGTGGTAGAGATGTTTCCTCGCTCATCTGCGTAGAAGTGCAACACAATACGGTTCTTAAGCTCACCAGAGCCAAGGCAAATAAGATGGTTGTAGGGTCTTACAACTCTCTTAATGGTTACGTCTGAGTGTTCAGCGTCTGCTCCATCAGTCCAGTCTGTAATTGGCTTTACCGAGAGCACAATCATTCGCTCAATAGAGTTGTACTCGATATTGAGACGCGATGAAGAATCAGCCAACATCTTTCTGATGCCCGTCCAAGCGTCACAGTACCTGTCGAAGGTGTACTTGACAGTAATACCAGAGGTTTCTTCTGAGACTTTGAACTGATTAGAAAGTCCTAGACGCTGAACAAGCTGCTTTAGAACCACGTGAGCTTCTCCACGCACACTGAGATAATCTTCTCCATTTGATGGCTCAAGGACTCTGTCTCTGAGGATACCTTGCCATGATCTACCTGTGTACGTAATTGTGTTGTTGACTGAGTTGGACTCTCGTGCGTCAACCACACCGCCACACTCAGTACCTTCAACATAGACGTATGCGCCATCATCAAGACGCTGCTCAGAGTCAATATCGAGCGTGAGCTCAAAGTCGTTGCCCGTGTCTCCATATTCCAGGTCAAGGCGTGCTCCTTTGAGCACGCCAATATCGAGATGTGTTGCGTCTGTATAACTGATGTCTGGCATTATGCACTCACCTCACTAGGTGCGCTCTGAGTGCTTACCGCCCTTGGTACGCGTGTCTCACTCTGTGGCTGCTCCCTCTCATATGGAGGTGTGGAGCGTGTCTCATAGAGCGTGAGGTCAAAGTCAAAGGTGTTATCCCATGTGATGTCATCGGTGCCCGGTTTGATTGGCTCGAAAAGATACGAGCCGGAGCCGTGAGCCCCGCGCTCTCTGAACTTGTAGACGTTCTCACGGGTACCGTTATCCTGCACTACAACAGCGGTTTTATTCTGAGAATCAACCTCAAGATATGCACCGGCTGCAATAGTCGTGTTTACCTTGTGCAGGTTCTCGCCAATTCTGATGTATGGGTTTGTTGCAGGACCATAGACACGCCAAAGCCAAGGAGAAGCACTCTTAGAAGGGTTAGTGAATGACTTAGCTGGCTTACCCTGGACAAGGTCAAAGGGGAAGTCTCTTGGGAAGTCAGGCTTAACACCAGCAACAGCACCGGCGGTCTCATGCTCAAAGTAGAGCGTAGTTGCCTTAAACCATGTAGGGTCTTCGACAAGAAGCGTTAGAACAAACTCTGCGAACTTGTCAGAAAGCCAGTAGTTAGTTGGAGCACCGCCAATAATGTAACAACGGATACCCCATGAGCCTACTGTGAGCGTTCCTGGGGTGCGGTTTAAGATGTCCTTCTCGCCAAGCTCAATAATCTTATTGCGGAGCTCTAAACCTTCTTCATCACTTTCAGCAGCAATGCCAACAGGGAACTTGATTGTTTTTGGCTTGTGGTCACGTCGCCTAAATGACGTAATTCTGCTGGAGTTCTTGCCGGATGTGTACGACCACATCCAGTCTCTGAGTTCGTGTTCCATGTAGTGGAGGGACTTATCAGCCCCTCCAAACTCCATGTACTTACTACCATCAGAGGTTGTGTATCTAATATCTGTGCGCATTATGCGCTCACCTCTCTTACCATGCGACCAAACTCACGATTGTTCACGTCAACTCTTACAGGCTTGCCGTATGCATCCTCAATGCGCTTAGTCATGACATCCATTTGCGCTGAGAGATCAGCAATGGCTTGGTTGGTATCTGCGTAGATACCATTAGCTACAAGAGACGCAGTCATATCCATTTGTTTGTTGATAGGAACATTGAGCGCATAGCCATCTACGCCACTCTGAGCAGCTTCTGCGAGGTCTTGCGCTGCCTTGTAAACGTCTCGCTTACCGCCCGCAATACCAACAACAAAGCCGTCTACTGTGTAGCCACCAAGACCAGCCATGACGCGTGATGGCGAGTGAATGCCAAGAAGTGCTTTGACTGCGCCAACAACGCCGTTAAAGACTCCACAGACTTGGTCTACTACCCAACCAGCAAGACCAGAAACGCCATTTACAAAGCCTTGGATGAATGCACGTCCTGCGCTACCAAGGTCAAAGCTTGTGATGGCGTTCTTAGCTTGGTTGAGGAGGTTACCAACCGCACCAAGCAAGCTGCCAATAATCTGTGGAACAGCTGCGACAATGGCTGTAAAGAGCGTTACCGCTGCACCAAGGAGCATTCCAATAAACGTTGGAAGGTTGGAGACAACGGTACCAATGAGGTTGCCAACGTTGCCAATAAGTCCCGGGAGAATTACAGGGATAGCATTCACGATTGCTACAAAGAGGTCCACTGCAGCCTGAAGGAGTGTCCCAACAAAGCCAGGAAGACCTGTGATGAATACATCAATAATTTGTGGCAATGCTGCTGCTAGCGTTGGAATAATTGCTACAACACCATCAACAAGAGCCATAAAGAGACCCTGCGCTGCTTCAAAGAGAGCCGGAGCATTAGCAACAAAGCCGTCTACTAGACCTTGCAGGATCTGTGGAGCTGCTTCAGCAAGCTGTCCTGCAACCTCAGTAAGTGCTTGCAGGATGAAGGTAAACGCCTGCATAGCCCCTGCCATAAGAGAAGGAGCAGAAGCTACGAGAATGTCACAGATTGCACCAGCTGCAGATCCAACTGCTTCCAGTAGTCCTGGAGCAATCTGCTGCCATGCTGCGCCCATTTGGCCAAAGAGAACCTCAAAGGCGTGTGCCAGCGTAGGACCTGCAGAAGCAAGACCAGAAGCCACCTGTGGAAGAACTGAGCTAATTTGAGAAGCAAGTCCAGGGATGGCATCAGCGATACCTACGATATTGCTTGCAATGTTTGCTGCTGCCTGTGTGATGTCTCCGCCCATGGATACAAACGCCGTGCCAGCTACCGCTGCAGCAATTGAGAGCACGCCAAGTACCACAGTTGCGCTGCCAAAGCCAGAAGCAAGGTTTGCAACCACGCCCATGGCTGGCTGCACTGCTCCTAGAAGCTTAGGACCTAAGCCCGTGAGTGCAGGTCCTAAAACGCCAGCAATGGCATTACCAACGCCACCAAGCTTGGCAGCAATAGGAGCAGCGAAGGCAGAGACTGCGCTTCCAGCCTTAGAGAGAGCAGAAGTGACAGGGCTCATGAACTGAGCCACGTTACCGCCAACAGTTGCAAGCACACCCTGCGCGTTTCTTGCAATGGATGTGAGATGTAGTGTTGCATTTGCTGCCATACTCTTGAATGTAGACTGCGCAGCAGAAACAATGGATGTGAGCTTGGTGGTAATTGGGCTGTTCAGACCACTAAAAGCCTTTATGAGCTTGTCTCTGAACTCCCAAGCGTAAAGAATTGCAGTCTCTAGCTTGTCTTGGACGGTTGCAGCGATTGAGCCAAAGAAGGACTTAAATCCAGTGCTTAGTCCAGAAACGGTAGAGAGCGTGCCAGGGACCATGCCCTTGATGACTGTTAGACCATTTGCAACAACGTTTGAAGCCTTGGAGAACACTCCAAGCATCTTGCCAGCTGTCTCCATTGACTTACCAATGACGAGAAGCGCGGGACCAGTGCCGGCAAGCATTCCAATAGACTTTGCAATAGTCTGAATGTCTGAAGCTGACATCTGATTGATTGCGTTAGCTGCGTTGGTTGCCATAGCAGCGAGAGCTTCCATACCACGCTCAAAAAGTGGCATAAGCGACTCAACAAGCTTCTGAATTGGGTCTGCCAGCTTAGAGAGTGCGTCTGTCATCTTCTTATAGCTATCAGTCTGGTACATCTTCATGATGGTTGCGGTTGCTGCGTCAGAGAGGTTTGAGAGCACGCCAGTAAGCGTCCTGGACTGCTTAATCATGAGACCGCCAAAGTCACCCTGCATACCAGCTCGGATGGCTGCAATGGCAACATCAGCACTGACTGCCTTCTTAGTGACCATTTCCATTGCGCCAGCAACGTCTGTATGCAGTGCCTTTGCGAGATACTCCCATGCAGGAATACCAACCTCAGTAAGCTGCATCATTTCCTGTGAAGCTGCAGTACCTTTGCCGTGCATCTGACCAAGAGCGCGGGTAATAGCGTCAATGCCTTGCTGACCAGCACCGAGCGCAGCTGTTGCGTTACCAACGTCTGTAAGCATGGGGATGACATCGTCGGCTGCAAAGCCATAAGCGAGCATCTGCTGAGTTGCCTTGTTAAGACCTGCCATCTCAAATGGCGTGGTCTTAGCAAACTCAACTAGATCAGCAATCATCTTTTTTGCACGCTCAGGACCAAGCATGGTATTAAAGGCAATGTCTACTTGCTCAGCGTTTGCAGCGGTCTGACTTGCCCACCGGGCAGCTTTAACACCTGCAATAGCAAGAGGAGCGGTAATTGCAGCAGTGAGCACGGTGCCCGCTTTAGAGAAGCCACTACCAAGGCTTGAGATTGCCTTGGAAGTCGTATCAGTTAGCTTGGAAACCTCGCTGGCGAACTTGGAAGAGTCACCTAAAATTTCAATGACTACTTTTCCATCTGCCAAATTGACCTCCTAGAAGTTAGAAGTTACGGAGTGCCATCTCCTTCAATTCATCTTCTGTTGGAGGTAACGCCCAGGCTCGTGCACGCATAGCATGAGCACGCTCTTCTTCCTTTGTAGTGTCTCCTTCAAGTGGGCTTCTTGCAGCCACCGCTTGTCCTGTGAGCGTGTCTGGAGTGGCAAGTAGAGCTAGATATAAGTTGATGAAGGTATACCAGTGAAGCTGTGTGGCTTTGCTCGTGAGATCTATTGAGTAGACACGCATGAAGTCAGCAGTCACAATGCCAGCGTCATAGTGCCAATCAAAGTTCTTCTTTCTGTAGTACTGGATGCGCTTGTATTGCTCACCGTAAGAAATAGTGTCAAATGCCCCAGAAACCCACTCAGACGCTGCCTGAAGAGCTTCTACTGGGTACTTCGACACTTGGTCTGGGAGTGTGCCATTTTGAGCATAGAAAAGGTTTAGTGTCCGCGCATTAGCAACAGCACTATTCTCTGTATCCATTGTCATGTAAATGAGAGAGGTCCTAAATCCACTCTTAATTGGTACAGAGACTCCCGCCACATCGACTGTGACGGGAGCACCCTTGATAACCGAGTCTAAAAACATGGATTACTCATCCATGCTGGAGTTCTCTTGCGTGATAAGCTCAGAGACCTTGGACACAGCGTCACTTGCCGAATAAATCTCTGTCAGAATCGAAATAATCTTCATCAAGCGGTAGATGTTGAGCCTGTTTGCCTTACCAATAAGCTCCTCTGCAGCTTCTTCACCAAGCGCAAAAGCAACGATATTGTGTGCTTCATCTGCAAGGGTTGTGAGGTTGTCCATTACCTCATCATTTGTGAGCCCTGTAAAGGATGACAGGCGCTTTGCCCAGGAGTTGGCTTCAACAACAAAGGTGATGTTGCCTAAATCCACATCATAGGTCTTACCCTCAATCTTCACCTTTGCTGTTGGTGCGCCATCAAGCTTGTAATTCTTCAGTGCCATAAGTGTTCCTCTCTATGGGTTTACCTTGTGGATATCTTGTGTCACGGGTAACGCCAATAAAAAAGCACCCGGCATATGCCAGGTGCTTCCCCAGAGAGGAGAGGAATGGGGACTATGTCTATGCAGCTTTGGTAAATGCTGCAGTGTCATAGTTGAAGGTGCCATACTCGTACTCGTCGGTGATTGCGACCTTGAAGGCAATCTTGATTGGTGCAATATCAGAGCCGGAGAATGGCGAGACATTCAGCGTTGCCTTTGCGTGCTTAGCAACAAGCGCGGTCTTCTCGCAAGCCTTACCTGCCTTAAAGTCATACCCACAAGTGCGGACATACTCAACAGGAACGTCTAGAACGTCCTCATAGCTTGCAAGAATCTTCTGAATGCCACCGGGACCCATTGCGTCAACCTCAAAGCTGAATGTGTCGGTCTTGCCCAAGTTGTACTTAGGCTGGGTCTTACGATCAATGTAGGTTGGCTCGTAAGACTTAGCTTCACGCTCTGGGTCTGCCTTAGTGGTCTCAGTGACACGGATGAAGTTAGTCTGTCCTGGGAACTTAATCCAGTGTTGAATCTCATAGATAGAGACAGGTGTGCGCTGTGTCTCTGTTGGCTGTGTAACAGCTGGTGATTCTGGCATAGTACTTCCTTTCTTTAAGGGTTAAACCCTGTACTTGATTTGGGCGATAAGCTGGTAGGTTGCGACTCCATCCTCACCAACACTGAAGGGAGATGGCAGTGTGGTGACATCATGGGCATACACAACAACACCCTCTGGTGCACCACCGTCTTCAATGGCAGCTTGGACTTTACGCAGCATGGCTAGACCGTCAATGCGTTCCTGCTCGTCTAGTGGGCGTGTCTGCAGATACACCTCATAAGGGAACTGCTTAATACCGCCACCAGAGCAGTAATGAAGCACCCAAGGCTCACCCGGGGCAGCTTTAAGCATTGCTTGTGCAGCTCCAGTACCATTAGGGAACTGACCATATTCAACAGGAATACCTGTGAGAATGTCTTTTAGCCAGTCAGTAACGCTTTGAGCGATGTCTACCATGCCCCTCCAACTTTCTCTCCAAGAACTTTTGCGAACATTTGCTGCCATGCATTACCTCTAACACCTGCGCAGCGGTCATACCAATGGTCACAGGCATTAGGAGCGTGCAGGGCATTCTGAAGCGTGTTGTGGTTGTGCGTTGAGTAGTACTGAATACGGGCATAAGCTGCTGCGTCTCCTGCACCCCATTCAACATAAGCAGCACTGCCAGTCTGACGGGTAGTGCCAGAGCCTTGTAGAGCTCCTGAGTCGTAAGGGACGTAAGTCTTACAGTCAGCTAGTACGTTTTCAGCAACGATGCCTAAAGCTGCTTCTACAGCGTTTGAGACCTTGTCTTTGCAACGCTCAACATCAACGTCAGCAACACGCATTTTCATCTGGCTTCTACCTCCACATGATGTGTCTCGTGGTGAGTGGAATAGGGGTTTACCGAGCGCACCATACGCGCGTCTTGTACTGGTTTCTCCTCGGAGCTGATGCCACGAATAACAAAGTCACCAGCCTTGAGACCCGGGTCTCTGAAGAACCACACTTTAAGCACGTTGGCGTTTTGTGGTCCTACAGTTGAAGCGGTATTAGCGAGTTTCTCTTCAACGTGTACACCTTGATAGATAGATCGCGTGAACCCCTTATCCTGCTTGTGCCAGACGGTGACAGTATCCCAGGCAATCATCGGATACCCCTCCACAGAAGACCTGTGCCAACTAAGAAGGGATACACGCAGGAGAGGTCAGAGACGCTTGCTTGAGCGTCTGTGTAGGTGTAGGACACGCTACCCACGCTCTCGCTCTTAACCATTCCACGGGTGTCTTTGCCAGCTACTCTGTCACATAGTGCACAGAGGGCAAGAAGCCACTTCTCGCTGTACTTCTCAGGGACCTCTTCACCAGTCATCGAGACAAGCAGTGCTTGAGCCTTGACGAGGGGAGCGTCTAGCTCACCCTCGCCAAGAGAGCCTTTATACGTGTTGCGGTAGAAGTCGTATGTAAGGCTGGGAGTTGCCATTAAGCAGCCTTAGGCTTCAAGACACCAGCAGCCTTAGTTGCCTTCAGGGCAACGCCACAGACGAACTCAACATCAACGTTCTTGACAGCGCCTGGAGTGGTCCAGTCAGGAAGTGCAACGGTGAATGCGTTGTCACCCTTGAGGGTGATGCCATGGAAGCCGTCCATGCCAAGGCAAGCAGCATAGATAGAGCCGTCAGTGATAGAGCCGTCACGGACCTCATGAATTGCAATGCCGTTGTAAGCCTTAACAACGTTGCCAGCGGTCTCCTTGGACTCAGTGCCAAGACCAACAACACGCAGAAGTGCGTTCAGCTTGGTGTACTGAGCTGCGCTCATCATGAGTACGTCAGGGGTACGCATGAGGTTGGAAAGCATGATATCAAGTTCCTCAAGGTAAGCAAGAGCAGCTTCCTTGGTGGTGACCTTGATATCGGTCTTAGAGGTCATCTCAGTAGAGGTGGTCTTCAGAGCAGCTGCAAGACCGTCAAAGCCGTTTGCGTCCTTGGTAGGAGCAAAGATACTAGCGTTGAACTTGCGAGAGACTGCGTCCTTAGCCTGCTCAAGATACATCTCGTAGAGGTCATCTGCAGCAGCCTTGGCAACACGATCCATCTGGAATGTAGAGCCAAGAATACCAAGGGTGGTAGTCTTCTTCTCAACGGTTGGCTCAGAGACAGCTGGCTCAGCACCAAGTGCACGGAATGCAGCAGAAGATGGGGTCTTAACGCGCTTATAGCCATAGACCAAATCAGAGGTGCCAGAAGCGTTCATGCAGTCATCAAAGGTGAGCGCACCGAGCAGATAGTTGTCAGTGACAAGCTCATTGATAAAGCCCTGTGTGAGCTTATCGCCAGAGTTGGTTGCAAGGGTAGTGAGGTTAATCATTATTTGCCAAGTCCTTCCTTAATGTTGCGAGCAATGCCAGAAGAGCTGCCAGCGGGCTTGCCGGTAGTGTTTACGCTCTTTGGCTCAGACTGGAAGAGATAAGGCTTAGCTTCTTTCAGCTTAGCAACGTCACCCTCTAGAGCAGCCAGAGCAGCTCTACCAAGCTCCAAGTCAATGCAGCCAGCAGAAATAAGCTGTGCTTCTACTTCTGCTTTCTCCTTGGCTTCCTGTGAGTCTTTGAGCTGCTTCTCAATAGCAGAGATACGCTCATCAGAAGAAGCCATAGACTTCTTAGACTCTGCAAGCTCTGCTTCCAGCTCTTTAATGCGCTTCTCACGGTTAGCCAAGTCACGCTCTAGCTTGTGAGTATTGACGTTTGTACTTGTGTCCTCGCTTGCAGCAGAGTCCTGGGAAGATGCTTCCTCTTCTGCTGCTTGGTCCTGGGACTGGTTTTCCTGCGTAGAGTCTTGGGTATCAGAGTCTTTCTTTTCCTCTGTGACCTCGTCTGGTGCAGGAGATCCATTACGATGCATAGACCAAATCCTTTCAGTCAATCGCAGGTCCTTTTCCTGCGCTGAAAGAATTGTCTGTGAGTGTTAACAGCCAAAAGAAAACCCCGCTTGTGGCGGGGTTAGGAGTTAAGCTGGTTGTTTTCCCGTAGGACCATCAAAAGTGAAATAGTCTGGATAACGTTTATATAGACCTTCGACTCTAATGAGAGCAAGAAGCTCATCTGGCGGAAGAGAAAGGTACGCTTTTATAAAAGCTTCTTTAGTATCTGGGATATTCCATAACAAGACATTCAAGCGATTCCCAGCACGATGGAGCGTCTCACGATCTACTCCAAGCCTTTTATACTTTGCTTCAAAATCTAGTACCATTCCAACACCTCCCCAGCCACAATATCAGCAATCTCATTCTTCCCTTCGCCATGCAAGGTAACATAGCGAATACTTTCTGCTACAAGTTCTGATATAGCATCTTTCCCCAAGTAATTATACTCTTCCATGTACTCTGATATAGAGTTCAATACAGGCATTTCTTTTTGTCCAAAAACAAGCAATCCCTTGTGCTCGTCATATTTAACATTAATACCAGCCTTGGTAAATGCTTTCTGAATAGCATCGACAGATTTACTCTTAGGCAACTTATCTGCTTGTCCAGTAATGAATTCATACTCGCGCTTAGACTGCTTATTCCATTCGTCCATTGTGGTATAACGCCATTCAGCGATATGAGCGACCTCGTGAAAAATAACTTGGATGCGTTGGTCCCTATCTCTTTGGGATAATTTCTCCAAATCAAAATCAATCGTAATATTATTGCCTTTATGTCTGATTACACGCGCTATTTCATCCTGCAGTTTTTCTGAACGAATTACATAATTTGCAAGTAAGTAATCTTTGTCCATAAAACTTACGGCGCACTCAATACCAGTTGCAATATCAACTTTTATATCTTTTGGGATATCAAATTCATTGAAATAAATAGTTGCATCTTTGACTCGTTTTGCAAAAAGGTCTACTAAATTAGCGTCTTTAGCTGAATATGCGTTAACGGCAGATTTTTGCCACGAGAATCTACCGCCAAGATACATTCCAGAATCAAGCACGTTGTTTGCTTTGGTAATGGTCTTCAACGCTCTAGGCTGCTTGCTAACTGCCCAGGCACGCTCACTCTCATAATCACGACGCAGGTGATTGTCATGCGTGAACTGACGCAGCTTGTCTTGAAGCTCACCTAATCTAATGCGCTGCTTTACTGCGTCTGCCCTTACCTCTTGAAGATAAGAGATCTCTCTTTTCTGGCTTCTAATGAGACGCTCATATCTACGCTGCTTCTGCGTGGCTGCGTAGTACTCGTCACTTGTCATGCCTGTAATGCGCTCTTGCTCTGAGTAGTCCATATCTGGAAGCTGTGAGTATCCAGGAACATACGGTGTCATGTAGTGGTAGCAGTTTGCGCCACATAACCCTGTCACGGTGCCGTATCCGGTTGACTCAACGAGCGGTGGATACTCAGTGCTCCTACCGCTCCTGGAATACACTTTGCCTTGCCATTCAGCATGGCTTGGACGTGCTCCAAAGTGAGCATCGACAAAGACCAAGTCCCACTCCCACTCGTCCATACGCTGCATAAGAAGACGGTTTCTCGCCTGGTTAGCCTGGGAGACGATATGGCGTCTTAGAGCTGCGTCAATCGTTGTCTTTGTACCGCTGATGTAGTCAATCGTCTCTAGTCCAGAGTTGGCAAGTCGTGTAACGCCACGCTCCATAACAGCTCGTGTTGGCTCTCCCGCTTGATGGCGAGCGATTGCTTCAGCGGTCACGTCATACCAAAGTGCTGCTTGGTCTTTAGCGAGTGCGATATTCTGACGCTCTAGGACCTCATTCATACCCTGCGCTGTTTGAGCAGCGATGATAGTTGCGAGGTTAGTCATGTGACGGCGTGAGCCCATTGCTCGTACGAACTGCCCCACGAGCGCGTCATCAGTCTTTTTGAGTGCAGTCTTTAGGACCTCACGTGTCTGCTTGTCAATTGCAGGGCGGTACTTGTAGTAGATCGCGAGAGCTTCCTCACGAGAGAGCCTAGAGAGACGCTCAAAGTCTGCAATCTCTCTACCTCTAATTATTGCGCCATTTGTGCGCACTACCTCATCAAGCAGGTTGAGAAAGAAGTATGAGAGTTCTTGTACATAAGCAGACTGTGCGCCCCCTACGAGACGCACAGCGATTTCTTCAGTCGGTTTCACGATTACTCACCAAGGTCTGCGTCAAGTGCGACACCGCCAGTCTCACTGGTAAATGCCTTTGCGTCTTCCTCACTCATGCCTTGGTACTTGACGAGGTACTTCCACTTAGGACAGAGACCACGTGCAATGTCATCCTTCATCATGTCGCGGTCTGCCTTGTCATCTGAGATAACCGAGTCATCCCACAGAATGTCAACGGGCACAGGCTCATCTACTCTGTAGCCGTTCATGGCACACTCAGCAGCAAACGCACCCTGAACAAGGTCTCTTACCGAGTTCTCAATGGAGTGCTCATGCTTTCTGATGGTTCTGATAAGCGTTGCATTAGTGCTGACAACCTCAGTTGCCGTCTTGAGTCCTTGTCCCAGTGTGAATGACCAATATCCCGCACCAAAGCCAGTTCTAAAGCCAAGCACAGCAAGAGCATTGTTGAACGCAGTAACCATGTCATCAATGTGCGTGTCAGGGTTATAGACCGTCATAGGAGACTCTGCGCTAATGCCAGCAGAGATTGGTGCAAACATGATTTGGTCCATAGTGTTGACAAACTTTGCATTACCCTTGCTGTCACGCACAATAGCTTGCTCGTCTACAACCATCTTTGGCAGCGATACTCTTACCTGCCAATACATCTGGTTAAATGCTTCATCTACCAGCCTGCAGGAGTCGCAGATATCCTCGATGACAGATGCGCCTAGCGGTGTGAGCTCGTCATGAGCGTTGTACTTGGCTGGCTTAACAAGCGCATAGGTTGGCAGTGGCTGCTTAGTGTCAACAAAGCCAGTAATGCCTTCAACCTCAACAGGGTTAATGCGGTTCTGCGAGTTAAAGAGAAGCGTCTCGATTACATGGGACTGCGTCTCTTGGTTGAAGTATCTAAGCTGCAGCTGGTCATACATCTTAGAGTTAACAGTTACCTTGGAGATGAATGCGCAGCCATCACCTAGAAGCGGGATAATCTGCCACGCCTTCATAGAGTCAATGCTGGTTGAGACGTTGCCCTCGTATCCGTGGAAGTTTGCTACCCATGCGCCAACACCGAGCGCAAAGACCGTGCTGATGAATTCTGCTTGCTCATCAACAAAGTTAGGGATAGTGCGCTCTAGCCAGTCATTCACTACGTCTTCAGAGCTTGAAAGGATTGTGCCTTCGTTCATGATCAGACTTGGAATCTCGCTTGCAACCATAGAAGCTGGACTAATGGAGAGCCTGTCATATGAGTCAGCACCATTGTTGATGATGTAAGGCTGCTTGTAGTACTCATTATCATGCGTGAACCAGCCCCACCAGAGCTGCTGGAACTTGTCCATTGAGGTGTCCGGCGTAAACTTACGCTTCTTCAGATATCTGAGTGCCCATTCTGGCTTTTGAATAGTAATCTTTGACAAGATGAGACCCCTTCTCTTACGTCAAGCTTCTGTCATTGATAAGCGTCATACACGCATAACGCACAGCGTCGATAGTGTGGTTATCAGCGTCTGGCAACTGTCCTGTGAGCTGGTTATCCTTTGTCATCACATATGAGTAATTGCTGAACTCACGTGCTGCGGTTGTACAGCTAGACTCAATCACAATCTTTGAGCGGTACTGCAGCCACTTGATTGAGTTATGGATGTTGTGCGCTCCTGTCTTGAGCGCACCGCGAGCGTTAATGCCATTAGCCTTAAAGTCAGCAATACTTTTTGGCTCTGCTGAGTCGCACCACACCGTGGCGTAGGGCTCAGCGTCTTCAATAACGTCTTCACCATCTTTGAGCGCATTGCCTAGCTTCTCGCTTACGAGCTCAGCGGTGTCTTGGTTAGAGAGTCCACACTTGACGAACTCATCCAGGATGTAGAGTGTGCGCGTCTTTGCGTCGTAGGCAATCTTCACCCACGCAAATGGATCCTGTGAGAAGCCCCAGTCAACGCCATAGAAGTGGTACTCAAGCTCTTTGCGCTCTGCGTGTGTGATGTCTCTCACCTCAACACGAGTGAATACCTCAGAGCCAAAGCCAACCTGCTCACCTAACCACTCATGGCGATATGCTTCCTCGTCAAGCTCCTTGAGTGCTTCAGCGTCCTTGCGTACCTGCTCCGGTATCCACTCATGTGGCACATCCAAGTAGCTGGACTCAATAACGCGCTCCGGGTGTGTTGAGAGCATGGTAGAGACGTGCTCATTTACCCAAGCATCGCGAGAGCGTGGAGGGTTGTGGTCAAAGAAACGAAAGTACACCGAGCCTTCAGGAGCGTCACGAGTGACAGACTGCATAACGGTTCTGAGTTCTCCCCAGCCGTTGAATTGGTCTACCTCAGAGAACCACTGATAGGCGTAGTACGTGCTATTAGGTGCCTTGATTGCCTTGGTCTTCTGCGTATGGTCACCACCACGGAAGGTAATGACTTGACCAGTTGCAGGGCGCGTGAGCTTGTACGGGCTCTTAGACGCTCTCCATTCGTCGCGAATGTTGAGCTTGTCAATCGCCCAGAGCATTTGTTCAAATACACCGTCACCGATATCCTTGCCAATCTTTGGCATGATGAATGCTGAGCGGTCCTTGTGCTCCATAAGACCTTGCATGATCTCTAGAGAGACCGTAGAGCTTTTCAAAGAAAAACGCCCTCCCCTTAGCCACCATTCACCTCCTGCGTCTTGCGCGATTGCACGGTGCAAGGAGAGAAACGGTGGTGCTAAGAGAAGGGCGAAGTCTGCCACGAATGGCTTCTCTTCTTCTTCCACATCTTCTGGAATTGCGTCTAAGAGAGTCCTGCCAATGCTTGAGATAGCAGTGACTGCAGTCTGATTGACTCCTGAGTCTGCAATAGACTCTTGCGCCATTGCAAACGTCTTACCCATGCCGTTTAAGACTTGAGCGCGGGTGATGGTAACTTTCTTTGAAGCGCGTTCCTGGAGGTCTTGAAGCCTTGCTTTTATCTTGCTGTCAGCTTCAAGTCTGCAAGCAGCTTGGTCAACAGTATCTGGCTTCCACTTTGAGCGGTGAGGATAAGCTTCCAGCATTGCCTGTCGCTGGCTCTTGCCAGCAACTCTTGCGAGCACATACTTCTCATGGTTTGCGTTTGTGAGTGGTTGCGTCTTCAATGCCTTTGACCTTTGCTTTTCGCTCCTTCTTCCTCTTCATCTTAAAGGCAAGCTGACGCTCCAAATTCTGCTTGCGCTCAAGCTCTTGCGTGTGCTTTCTCAAGTACTCACGCTCATCAAGCGCACACTCCTTGCAGAGTCCCCAACGCTTAGCATCCTCCGCATCAACCCACACAGGGTGCTGCCCACACTTCTGGCATAAAGGCACAATTCCCTCTGTGCGATACCTCCCATAGCGATGGCGCACCATAGTGATTGCTTGCACTGAATGTGTTGGAATAAGCTCGTGTAGTTCCTTGGCAGTCATAGAGGGATTGCGCCAAAGTGTCTCAAGCTCTGACCAAGTCCAAGACTGGTATGTCCGTCTCCCTCTTTTCTTAAATGATGAAAGAGATGAAACATTTATTTCATCTTGTTTTCTACGCTTGCTCATTGAGCTTCTCCCTCTGCGTAAATAGCCTATACGCATGATTGCAAACCATCTGTGGCTCACGTTGTAGCTTCTTGGACAATGTCTCTAGAATTGCAACAATGAGTGCGTCTTCTTTCTTGCTCCAGATTCTGTGAGAGCGAGTGAGACTTGTCTTGCTTTGAAGTCCTCTGCTTCTTGCAAACACTTTGATGTCAGTGATTGAGCGGTTAGGCATAAGACGCTTGAAGCCTGACCATGTAGGACCATGCTTCGGTACTTCGCGCTCAATAATTGCAATCTCTTTTTCTGTGAAGGGGGAGTGATCTAGTTCTTCATAGCTTCGTCTGAATCCGTTCACTTAAGCTCACCTTTCTCATAAAGAAAGCGAGTCATTTCTGCTCGCTTCCTAATTTCCTCTTTCTGTAGTTCTCGCTCCGATACGTTTGGAGCATGTGCGTTTCGCTTAAATATCGCTTTATCGCTATCTGAGAGACACGCTAAGGCGCAAACTCTCTTATCGTCAATAACTCCAGCCAAGGCACACGTAGAAGCGCACTCAGAGCCTGTGAAGGGGCATAGAAGATATTTGACCTGTTTAGGCAATGGAAACACCTCCATTCTGAATAAATGTTGAATAGGCACCTTTGAGTTTTGCGGGTACTAAAATGCCAGTTCTACCTGCTTTGTTCTTAACTGTGTGCAGTGCTACCTCTTTGAATTGAGGAGTATCAACCTCACCTTTTGTGAGTATCAGTGCTGCCCAGGACGCATAACCAACCACTCCAGAGCCACGGAACCAGTCCAAAGACGGTTCATCTTTAGCGTCTAACTTCTTAAGGCTTGAGAGCACAAGGAATGGTATCTGTGTATCAAAGGCAAGCATTTGCAGGTTGGTAGCAACTTGTGACACGCGAGTGTACTCTTGCTTGTCAATGTCTGGAGTACCCGTCTGATACTGCTGAATGTAGTCAACGATGACAAGATCTGGCTTATCTCCGTCTGCCATGACGGTGCGCACGATCTCTTCAATTCCTGTAGTAGTGCTTACGTTGTCGATAATTGCGAGATTCGGTGCGACCATATCCTCATAGATTGCAGCGTCAGCAAGTACAGCGTTAGAGTGCCGGGCATTGAACGCATATGCTGAGAGGTTCTGCAGTCCTTCTGGCAGTTGCAACTCCTTGCCCGGACCTTTAATGACTGTTGACCACTCAAAGGGAACAACCGTGAGCCCTTGACGCTTGAGTCCTTGGTTCTTCACTGACCAGCAACTCATAGAGCGGGTTGTGATATTGCCCCACGTGTCATCCAGGGTAAAGTAGATAACGCGCTTACCATCTTGTGCCACCTCAGTTGCAATATGCACTGCTAAGGAAGACTTACCGGCAGATGCCACACCACCAAGAATTGTGAGTCCTGGCATGAGACCACCTGAAAGCGCGTCATCAGCGATTGTGTGCGTCTTGAGTGGCTCTTTGGCTGCAAGATAGCATTCAACACCCCAACCATACTTTGGGCGATTGAGGTTGCGCAAATATTCAAACGTCATTTGCGCTCACCTTTGCCCTCATTGTTTTCCCAATAGCTTGCTATGCGCTCTTCTGGTGTAAGGTCATCAATAACCGCTCGCATCATCAAATCAAAGTCAGAGTCAGTCTCATGGATGTAGTCGAGCGTGCAATCCTTCTGCATGGCGGTCGCCGAGCGTTTAGCGAAGGCGTAGACCGCCATGACTGAAAACTTTTCTTCTCCGTATACGTAACAAGTAAGAGAGAGATTCATTAAAGAATCTCTCTTACTATCTGTATTCTGATGTGTATCGGTTTTTGCTTGATTTTTGATACACCCCTGTATCGGTTTCCTATGGGTTTTTGATACACCCTGTATCGGTTTTTCGATACACCTATCAACGAACCACCAAAATGTTCTCAATGGCGTTTTGCCATCTGGCGTAGTGCCTACTGACACGATCAGTTCACGTTCTTCACAGTATTGAATGAATCGCTGTGCTGCTGGTACTGAACAATCACAAGCCTTAGCGATTGTGCGGACCCCAAGCCTAAAAGATGGAATGTCTCCAATGTCTCTGATTTGTGAGTAACAGAAGAGGAGCATGGTTGCTCTTGCTCCTCTTGTCTTGTCACTGAAGCTCTCAATGATTCGCCCTAGATGGCACGCAGCTGTGGTATCCAGCTTCGACCATCCAGAGCCGTCTGTGTAATCAGCCACGTGCCACCTCCTCTCTTACCTCATGGCTGCTCTTAGAATGGCAAATCCTCGTCTGCGAGCTCAATGGCAGGTGCAGGAGCGTCAATGACTGCATTAACTGCATTGTCACGTGCATCTTTGACTTCATCAGTTTCGTAAGGCTCTGCAAACTTGGCATCAAAGTTGCCTTCTGCAGCGTCTTTGCCAGAGATGAATGCATTGACATCAACAGCTGTCTTGACCTTGCCCTCACTGTTGACGTAAGAGCGATGACGGATGACAACTCCGAGAAGCTTGCCAACGAGCGTTTGCTCTGCTCCGTCCTTGTCCTCGTAAACGAAAGCCTTGGCACCCTTGCCTTGAGCGGTGTTTTCAACTGCTTCAGTGAGAGCCTTGTAACGCTGCTTACCAAACTCAGAATTGCCTGTGAAGTAGATACGGAATGAGTGTCTCCAGTCATTGGAGGTGTCTGCAAGATCCTGAGCGAAGAGAAATGACTTAGTCTCTGCGTTCCAGATGTCATAGACGAACTCAAGGTATGGCTTACCCTCGTCTGTGTGGTCCTTAACACGTACAATCTTTGCAACGTATCCGCCAGGCTCAAGCATAGAAGAACCGCCACCGTTAGATGCAACTACCTTGTCAAAGTTACCGAATGCTTTCATGATTTTTCTCCTTAAAATAGTGAATTAAATAAATAGGGAATTAAGCGAGTGGCTTCATATCCCAATAAGAACGAATAGTGCTGTCAACCTCTTTGAGGTCATTGTCGATTACCAGGTCATCAAACATCCCCATTGGGGATTTAGCGGGCGTAGAGCCGTCTGTCTGTGTGATGAAGTGATAGCCTGTGTCATCACGCTCAGTGATGAGCACGATTGGGAACATTCCCTCAATGCAAAGCTGATTGTCGAGCATCTTGCCAATGGTTTTTGGCTTTAATCTTCCCGCATCGTCATAATCAGGATGCATAAAGAAGTAAACGATTGTGTCATCGTTTGTATTGTTTGCAGCTTCCAATAGTTGCTCGAAGTCAACTGCCATAGACGTGAACTTGTCATAACCTTTCTCATTAGCCTTGGCAAAGCTTTGGAATGCCATGAGGTAGTTCGCATCATCGACTACATACGCTTTAAGCTTGTTAGCCTTGAGCGATTGCTTCATCTGAGTATATGTTGGATGGTCTACTTTGCTCATCTTTCCACGGAAGGGGAGTGGCTTGCCAGCCACGTTAAAGATGCCAATCTCGCCAGGCTTAAAGTTTCTGAGACTGGTTGACTTACCTGTGCCAGAGTGTCCAAGCACAAGAACTGATACTCCCATAGATCTTCTCCTTTCTAAAACTTGTATTCCTTCTCCGGGTGACCCGCTTCGTGGTATTTGCCATGCAAGCCATTGGCTCTAACACACTCCATGAAGTCCTTCATGTTTGACTCATAGACGCAGACATATTCGTGGTAAAACTCAACGTATTCTGTGTCAGGAGCTGTTGTGTGCTTCATGGTTGGCTTCCTTTGATAGAAGTCCCACGCGGTCGAGTAGACCGCATGGAATTGAGCTGGCGTGTACGTGTAGAGACCAAAACAGACCGAGTCATAGTCGATGCGCCAGATTCTTATAAGACGCACATCTTCTGCGTTGGGCTCAACGTATTTAGTTGGCTCTATTGGCTTCATGTGACTCAGCTTCTTCATCTAACGTAAAGCCAATGTTTGCTTCTTCCTTGGTTGGGTAGTAGCGAGAAGCATGGTTGCAGTAAGGGCATCTGATGCGCCAACCATACTCATCGTGCTCAAGGTAAAAGGCAGTGCTGCCCCAGCCTTCATTGAGACATCGAGGGCAAATCATTAGTACCGCTCCATGTAGTCGCCTTTAAAGCGTCTCCACTCAAGGATTAAGCCAATCGCATTAGCCTTTCTTGAGCCGTCGTATCCAAGAGTGATGCCCTCGTCCTTTGCGACTGCCTTGATCTCCTTCATCGTCATCTTTTCGAGACGCTCTCTGTCTTCTGCTTCTTTAGGGTTCATTACTGCTCCTTTCTGACAAACCTGCTTGTGAGGATGAATGTGAGCGCAACCGTTCCAACTCCAGCTGCAACCGCAATAACCGCGTCATCACCTGTTGCTGGCAAAGCTACTTTCTTAGCCTTCTTTACCTTCTTGGCAGGCTTTGCTGGCTCAGGCTTAGGCTCTGGCTCCGGGTCAGACTCTCCTGGCGTTGGCTGTGGCTGTGGTCCTGGATTAGGCTCTGGAGTAGGCTCTGGAGTAGGCGGAGTCTCCGGCTCGATTGGCTGTGGTCGATTGTCGCCGTTGCCATTACCGCCAGAATCTGCTGCCACATAGGTCCACACACTAGAAGCTTGCTTCTCAGCTGAGTACAGCGTGATGGAGTTCTTAATGCGTGGATTCTTGGTTGTGCGGTAGATGAGGAAGTACTGCTCACCGTTTGCCATAGCATTGTGCAGGTTCAGTGTGAAGGTAGAGCCATTGATGGTTGGCTCGTCAATCTGGACTGGATTCCAGCCATAAGAGTCATCGATTGCGCCGTACTCGTCCATGTGGACGCGGTAAAGCTTGAAAGAGCCGGGTACATAAGAGCCAGCTTCGATTGAGTCTTCTAGGATGACATTGGTGAGGTTCATCTGGTTAACGTTTAAGCGCACCTTCCACTCGATTGTGTCAGCGTCTGTGTCAGCTACGCCCCACTTAGCAATAACCTCGCCTGTGAGAACGTTTGGACGTTCAGTGTGAACTGTAAACGTTGCAACTTGACTGGTTGAGGTCTGAACAATACGGAGCTCTTCATGATCTAGTCCGTTGTCCTCACCAATCCATGTTGCCAGCCAGATAGAACCCTTAATGTTGTCTTTGCCTTCAACGTAGTTGGTAAAGGTGACGTGACATGTCTGAGTGAGCGGGTTAATCTCCGCAACCGCGCAGACTTCTCCGTCTGGCGTGTATAAGTTGAAACTCGAAGCTGCGCTGTCTGGGAAGCGCAGGAAGGTTGGAAGCTCGATGTCGAATGAATCGCCGTTGTGCAACTCTTGCCCTGTTGCGTCCCAGTTAATGTTCATGTAGAACTTGGAATGTAAGCCAACTGAGTTGACTGGCTGCTTCTCTAAGTTGGTTACTTGGAAGCTCGTGAGCTGGACTGGTACTGTCTGAGCTTGTGCGAGAGCCGGAACAAACACCAGTACCGCAAAAACAGCAACAGCCAGCCATTGAAGGATTTTCTTCATGGTTAAAGCCTTTCTTTAGTTGTTAAAAAATAGGGGAATTTATGCGCTCATAACAAAAGCAATACCAGCGAGAATGCAGAAAATTAAAATAATTGTGTCTTCAGCACCCATGTGAGTCTCCTTTCTATTCAGCTTTGAAAAATATGGGATTAAATAAATACTGATTTATTGCAGTAAATCGTGACTTCCTGCAATCATTGCTGCAAGTGTCTCTAGCGTCATTGTGACGTAGGTATCACCGAACGTTTTCTCACCAATGCCTTTGCGCTTGTGGACTACCACGCCGAACTCTGCGTCTGCGTTTCCTCGCTCCACTTCAGCTTCTTTGACCCACTTTGGAAGCTCCATTCTCGTGCAGTTCTTGCACTCGACTACGACGGGAAGACCACGAAAGAACACTCCTGCGATATCTCCTCGGTCATGTATGCCAGCTGTTGTTCTGCGCTCAATATCAGCTCCCAAGCGAGCTGCGAGGTACTCTGCGACTTGACGCTCAAACGCTGTGCCTTTCTGCTTTTGTTTGCTCACTCTCGCTTCCCTCTCTTTGCAGCTTTTGCGCATTTCAGTTGCCAGTAGTTACACAAAAGCGAGTAGGTATATAGCGGTCCTCCATAGGCAAAATGGGTTCCAAAGAGCCACTTAGGACCTTCTGGGTCATCAGCATCAAAGCCACCTCCCCAGCCATGTTTAGCTTCGATGTGCCAGAGAAACCACGCAAGAATTCTTTGAGGTATGGTTAGATGTGGAATCATACTTTGTCTCCTTTTCTTGGTTATTCATCGTTGTTTTTGCTGCTTTCGCTGCTCGCTCTTTCTCGTCCGCGAGTTGCCACTTATGCCACACGTCATGGTGCTTTTCAGCCATGAAATCCCAAAATGTCTGCTGATCTATACCGTATTCAGGGTCGTAATCACCCCACACTTTGTCATCAAACATCTCGTCTACGTAAGGCTTGCACCTGCTGCACTCGCGCCACTCATAAATGAAGTCAACCTTAAGCGTAGAGGTTATGTATTTCTCGCCTGTATGTATCTCCTTGTCGCACCACGAGCAATGGTGCGACTTGCGTGCTTTCACCTCATGTTGTGGTTTAATTTCAATCATGATTATCGCTCCTCTCGCCCCATGCGCAGAGGCCGTCTAAATTATCCTCTGGAATTACGAAGCCAAAGTTATCGCAGATGTAGCCATAAATCGGATTGTAATGCTGGTGGCTGCAATCTCGACATCTCACGATTGGCTCGTCAGTGAGCCAGTATCCCCCTTTGCCGTCAGCACCGCCGACGTATTCGCCTTCTGTCATCGTGGCTCCTTCCTTTATGTCGCTAATGAGAGTGTTTGATTATCGATATAGTCATCTGCTGATAGATCAGCTTGCTCTTGAGTCTCCGACTCTCGCATAAACAACACCCAATGCGTCTTAGACGCCTTAGGACGTCGATTACCGATGATTGGTTTTGCCGGACAGAGCTTAAGTACGTCTTTGAGTGGGATGTGATACTCGTACCACTTAAAGACGAGAACGCCGTAAGGTTTGAGCACTCTCAAGCACTCACTAAAGCCTTTGGCCAAATCCTCGCGCCATCCATGTGCATCAAGCTTGCCGTACTTATCGACTTGCCAACCTGCGCCAACATCTAAATGTGGTGGGTCAAATATGACGAGGTTGAAGCTTTTATCTTGGAACGGTAGCTTTCGGAAGTCGGCTACCTTATCTGGACTGACATCGAACGTACGACCATCACACAATGTAAGATGCCTTGGGTGTGCGTCACACTTAATTACACGCTCGTCTTGCTTGTCAAAATAAAAACTACGTGACCCACAAGCCACGTCTAATGCTGGTGGCAACCTATCCGTCATCACACACCACCCTTGAGCCGCAGTCAGGGCAGTATGGACGAAAACACCAATAGCCCTCTTCCTCTTCATACTCTCCTGCAAGCCTATGACCGCAGTTACCGCAGCAAGCATGACCATCTTGAATTTTTAGCTCACATGTAGGGTCGATAAGGTCGGCAAGCACGGTAAAAGCACTCTCACCGTCTGGGAGACACTTTTCAAGGTCTTTGAGGTAATCAAGGGTGTAGAAATATACGTCTTGTGGCACAAAGAACCCTGGCATAGTGCGCTCTTTGTATTTTGCTCGTAGCTTCTTTGCTACCTCTTCACGCTCTTCGCGGTTAATCATCGCCATCACCTAGGCTTTCGAGCTTGTCGGCGATGTCGAAAAGTTCAGCCATTGACCAAGACGACATGTGGCCTTTATCTAGAACATGTCTAAGCTGTTCATTAAGCGATGCGATTGTTACTGGCTTTTTGTGGGTGATGTTGTTCGCAGGTTCTTTTGTATACACGAGTTCTGAGCCAGCTGCCAAAATAACCTCTGTGCTATTACCGCGCATCATGTATCCAGCGACTTCATACTTTATACCGTCGCCGATATATACCGTATCCCCTACTCGGATAACCTCGCCGTCTTTGTCCAAAGGCAACTCTAGCATGTTCGACGTGTCGCAAAGTTCAAGAATACGGCTTGCAAGCTCCATACGGTCTTTTTTGACCGTGGTTTCTTTAGGAACATGTTCGCCAAGAAGTCCATCATACATACCTGAGTAAAGCGTTACATATTCTGCTTTATCGTAATTTCTGAACCTCTCAGCGATCTCTTCGCGCTCTTTTTTAGTTAGCATTGTTGCTCCACTCTAATATTTGTACATTTGTAAAACTTATTTGCGTCAAAATAGGGCATTGAGGTAATCGCTGCCTTGCTCTCGTCGCTTAGGCTCTCCCACCATGCTTGACGGTCTGCTTTTTCGAGATACAAAAACCCGCCGGTAGTCTCGTGCTCTGGGTGTGCTGCCTTTTCGTCGTCTGTCATATACTCGCTATATTTCCAGGTAAGACAGTCTGACGGTATACTGCAGAGCAAATCATAAGCTCTTGATTGCCAGAAATCGCTAAAAGTAATGTCTGTTTGATGGTCAAAAAGACGTATGGTTGGCTCGGTTGTATTACAGTAGCCGGAGTTCCAGTCGCCGGAGTTCCAGTCGCCGGAGTTCCAGTCGCCGGAGTTGCAGTCGCCGGAGTTGCAGTCGCCGGAGTTGCGGTTGCCGGAGTTGCGGTTGCCGGAGTTGCGGTTGCCGGAGTTG